ACAATCGCGGTGAGCCAGTTAGTGATTTATACATTGGTATTATAAAAAACGGTGCACCAATAGCAAACGCTTTTAGTGATGTGGAATCGCATTTTACAAACTACATTGAAAGTGTGGGTTCTGGTTTTGGTTTAGAACAGGTAACTGACAATCAAAAATCGTTGAATAAAAAAGTGAATGTGGGTGATACGTTTTTACATTCTATTTGTGAACACACAACTGAAAATTTAACTGAGACTGAGGTTAGTTACATTAGTCACAGGTTTTTATACAAAAACATATGTTTCCAATATAAACCGTTTGTTAAAGTTCCAATTAAACTGAGATCACCATACATTGAAGATGCTGATAACGTTGAAAACATACCACAATATGCTATTTATAGTAGACAAAGAGAAAAATATATCTGGAGGGATATATTTGATGTGGGATTTTCGGATGAGAATGGTAACAGAATTGAATTACCGTTTATGAATGATGCATTTTATGTGTATAGTAATGTTAATTTCTTCCTGGTACCTGAAACAAGTTCGGTTAGAAAATATAAACTTAACGTTAATGACGTTACATCGTTAACTGGTAGCCAATTCACAAATGAATTTGATGAGGCATTTAAAAATGTTGACTTGAGTGAGTCAAATAATCCAGACGATCCAAACGGAATTAAACCATTTAACCAATACCAAGACATAAAATGTTAAAAAATAGGGTAACAGACGCTGACTTAACTTTAAGTACAATTGTATATTCTGAAGACTATTCTTCGGACAGGGATTTCTATAACTCAAAGTTATTAAATTTGACAACTAATGGTGTTGTGAATGGTGTTATCGACTCTGAGATATACGAATATAAACCAGAGCAAATAAGTGAAATAAATTTAAACATTTTCTTCTTACGATATATTCAAAATAATGAGTACACAGAATTAAGAAAATATGTTGAATCTGGTTTAGATACGCAGTACAATAAAACCAAAATCACAATGGGTTTAATTAACAGCCAGGGTGTGACAATAACTAAGGCTTTTAATAACGTTTTTGAGACAAGACAATCAAATGGCTTGAGGGAGACACCCGTGTTAGCTGAAAGAACCTTAACTAAATTACAGGAACTAATACAAAAACCATATTATGTGAGGGATAAAGTGGGTGAGAGCTTTTTAAAGAAACCGATAAAATCTGGTTTACCAGTTTATTACAATACATTCACATTTCCTTTCTGGGATGGTAAAGATAAATGGGTTAAAGAACCATTGTTATTCTCTAATAAACCATATTTTTATAACTCATTTTTATTATTAGAATTTTACGATTCACCATTGACTGTAACACAAAACAGAATTCAATCAATCCCAATTTTTGTGAATAGTCGATACAATATCACCGAAAAGAATATCACAAATAATTTTCATTATGAAAGACCTTGTTTTAAATTAACGGATGGTGTGGATGGTTTCTCATTCTTCTTTCTAAACAATTATATTACAAACGAGTTCTACGTTAAATATTCTTTTTGGGATGCGTTAAATGGTAAAAAAATACAATTGTTACCATCGTCAAATCTTGATGTGAATAAAAAATGGATTCAGGATCCAAATGAATTCGACCAGAATTTGAGATATGTGAAGTACGTGGTTAACTATGAAACCAAAACGTATAAAATGTTTGAGTACAACCCAATAACTAAAGCGTATGATACTGAGAGGGCTAATTATGATTTATACGAATTAGAGTTTGACCCATATTACAAGCGCAGAGTTGTTTTTAATGATAAACCAATTGATTCAAAAACAAGTGTTGTAACAACTGAATTGGCGAACCCATTATCATTCACAATTAAAAACTTATACACGAATAACTTCGTTGGTAGTGGTGCGTCAGGTAAATTACCTAGATTAACTGAAAGCTCGAATTCAACATTCTTGGGTATAACCAACGATTTTTTATTATCATTTGATGCTTACTTAGCAAACTTACCAACAAAAACATTTGGTGTATTAACAAACACGGAATTAAAAATACCAGTTGTTGATCGTACAATAAATGGTCATAGAATTTTATTGAAGTCGTTTAATGTAAAAAACGCCGACACAAAAACCTGGAATATAAGATCTTTAGAGTTTAAAGATATAACAGTATCAATTGACGGTGTTACAATTAATAATAACGTCTACAATCAAAGACAATCACTTTGGAATGAAAGTCCAAGTTACCGAGTTGCCGAATCTATAACATTACTGAATAAATCTAATCAAGTATATGATATTAACCAAGGTGATTATCAGTTTACTAAAGATGTTTTAACAACATACATGTCTGACTCTACGGTATTTAAAAAATTACTTGAGAGTATCGAATATGAAAGATTAAGTTATGCACAATCATACTCAGAACAATCGATACCAGCTTTCCTTGACAAATGCTTTTCAACATTAAAGGTTGCGTATGTGTTTGGTCATAAAAAAACACCTAGGTATGATGAATATTCTTTTAATCCAACAACCAGACTCACTAATTATGATCATAGTGAAATCTACTATTATATTGACAAATTAGTTGAGGGTTATATAAAGTTAAAATCGGAAAACCAGACGGCATTTAATGACATTAGAAATTCCGCGGTAGCATTACTGGAATCATACATGAATAATAGAAAAGATGTATATAGTATTTGCTCAAATGTTGTTACAGCTATTAATGCGATTATAACACCAAAAGATAATCCAGAGCTAATTAGTAAATATATTCCTTTGGTCTCACAAAAATCATTAAATGCCGCTGATCGAGATGCCATTACAACCAAATTAACCCAAAACAGTGTTAGTTTAAATTTGGATAAACCAGTTTCTGAATTAGGTTATGAAATTAGAGATTATGCATTATTGACGGTTGCTATACAAAATGGTGATAAATTTATGATTAAGGGTGAGACAAATAAAATAGATGTGTACTTTAACATTGGTAAAAAACTAAATTTTTTATTCGTGGGTGCAACTGAGGTTGTTATACGAGGAAGGTTGAGATTATCAATAATTGATAATAACGGTGAAATCAAAAACATCGCGATACCGATGAAGAGTGTAATTAAACCCAAAACTGATGGTGTTAAACCAACTTCAAGTAACTTACCAAAATACACTGTTTCCACACCAGAAATTGGATCTAAAATAAACCAACTAAAATTGATTAAATAATGAAACAAGTACTTATTTCAGGTGAAACAGACAATTCAATTATTGTCAATTTGGAATCCAATACAATTCTACCTGGCTCATATATTAGCGCGGACTACAACGTACCAGATGACTATAAATTATTACAGTTAGAACAAATTGCTAACAAAGTTACTAGTTTAGAATCTAACCTAATTAAAAATACAAATACCAATTATCTAACAAACACAAAAATTGTCTTAACTTACGAGGATGTTATCGAACACTTCACCCCATCAAGTACAAAATATTTTGTTACTGGGGTTACGGACAGTAAAGCAGATTTAATTAGTAAGTATTTTAAAAAATCAGACTTTTTGAAAACAACCGAAACATTAAAACCGACCCAAAAATTAGAGTATAAAAAAATAGTTGGTGGTGAAAATAACGAAATAGTTGTTCAGGAAGAAAGTTTAGCCAAAAATAACATCATCAGGACTAGAGTAAAACTTGATGTACCTGGGTTGGATATATTTGCCATGATACTTAGTGAAACTGAGGTGGGTATTCTCGAATATGTTTTGTACTTAGAGACCGAAAATCCAATAAAATATATTGATTTAGGCGATGGATTGTGTACATTTATGTACATGAGAACACATAATGATACCGAAATAACCGCTAACATGGTTTTATATGATGGTATTATTGAGGAACCAAAAGTTATCTCTGAGGTATTTATAGAGAGGGGTTTAAATAGTGCCTTTGAACGCATGAAAAAACTCAAAAACATTAAAGATATTAACGAACTAACTAAAACTGGTTTGGGGTATTATAAAATAAACACAAAGGGATATAATTTTAAAACAAGATAAATAATGGCAATCGGAGTATACGGTGTAAAACGACCAGCTGACGTGGATCCTTCAGACATTGAAGTGATAGTAATTTACACTAAAACAAGAAATTCCACAGAAATACAAACTGTTACCAAATTATTTGGTAATCAGGTGATTAAACCAATGATGTCAAGTGCCGATTTAGGTGGTACTGATGTGGAAATAATGGGTGGTTTATATAATTTAACACTACCTAGAGACGTTTTTAACCAAAAGGGTTTCTATACAATTTATTTAAGACCAGCACAGATTAGAGTAAAAATCGAAGATTGTGCTGAATTGGCAACATATCCCGATGTAAAGGGGTTGGTTTTTAATATCGACCAAGCTCCAGTTGACTTTGTGAATAAATTCACCAACAACGGTTTGGATGGTTACAGAGTTGAATACCTTAACAATGATGGTACAAAAATACCTAACTTGTATCGTGTTATTACCTCATCGTTTATTTCAGAACCAGTTCAAATAAACACACCAAACTCGTCACAAAAAACGATTAAATACATCTACAATAATGTGGGTAATTTATTGTTCTGTACAGTAACGCCAAACGCAGCGCCAAGTTTTAAACCAACCGCGGCTCCATTTATTGGTAGAAAAGATCAAAATGTAATTATTACCAACACCAGTTTCGCACCGCAAATGATCGAACTTGAGATGGTTAATTACGATGTTGAAAGTTTAGCTATTGGTTTATTCGCGGATCAGACAAAATCTATGGATGACGGTATTTACACAATCTATGATTTTGATGGTAATATTTACGCACAATACGATTTGTATGAAATTAGAGATAATGTAGATAAAAAACTATTTGAAGTTAGAACCAGAAGAACAACTATCGATACTTCAAAAACTTTGAACAATATAGTAAGAAATGGCTGATCTTAGTTTTACAACAAACAATCAAATTATAAGGGATTTATATAACACACCACAAGAAGCATTTGAAGCATCGAAGGCGCTTGGTTGTGATGGCTACCGTACATACTTAATTAACGGTGAGACAAAGTATGTCCCATGCTCATCTTTTGTACAATACGAAAGTGCATTAAGATACAGAACGGTACAAGGTAAAATCGGTGCGTTTGGTGACGACACATTTGGTAGCAAATTGGTTGGTTTACAATTCGCGAACGCTAAAGATGAGATCCAGGGTGATCCATTTTTTACGTTGGGTAATTTCTCAATTCAAAAAAGCATCCAACAAGTACCGCAAGCGAGACAATTACAAATACAAACTAGTGAGGGTACACAATCTGATGCGGTAAAAAGTTTTACCGTTGATAGTATCGCTCAAAGAAACCTACCTTTGTTTGAGGGTAAGGAATATATTGAAACCCTAAAAAAGAAAGTAACTGAAAATCTTACCGTTAAGGTATTATTTGATAGAAGAAAATTGGATAGTTATGTTTTATTTTCATCTTTAAAAGAAAGATTTAAAAACGTAATCATCGAATTATATAACAATTACCCAGCCGCAATGAAAGCGGAACCAATCTCAATATCAACACCATCTGTTGCGGATTACGCTAATTACCAATTTGAGAATAGATCGGAGTTTAAGGTTAACCTTTATGGTTTATTTAACCCATTTAATATTGAGTATATTAGTTCTGGAACAACATTAGAAAATAGTGAAACTGTAACTAAATACAGAAACTTTACAAAAACCTTTACTGATTATGTGGTTTACTATAATGGTGTTGAATACCCAATTATCAGTGCTGTTTTCCCACAAAATGCGAATGACGATGCAACTGGTATTAGGTTGACAGTTCAGGGTGACCCATTTAGCCAAGTTACCGATGTTAATAGTGCGGCTAACGTAAGATATTACATCAAACCTAAAGCTAAGATATACAACGATTTCTTCAATAATCTAAGTGACTTAGCCGCATTCTTATTAACAAAGGATCCAGAAACTGGTGAATTTGTTAGTGAATTTTTATACCCTTCTGTTGACGATGCTGGTAAATTGGTTACGGTTAAGGAAACATTGAATTTCCCTAGATATGACGACTTTAACATCGACATGTTCGGAACTAAGTTCGATAACTTCACAACAACGTTAAATGACTTTGCTGATGCTTATGATAGTGTAAAAACTAACTTAATTGCTAGATTCTTAACAACTGATTCATTAAAAGAATTCGATACCGAGGATCGTAAGGTTAATATGATTTTACAACTTTACGGTAAAACTTTTGATGATGTTAAAAAATACATCGATGGTATTACATTTATGCGTAATATCAGTTACGATAAAATTGAAAACGTACCTGATTTATTAATCAAGAACTATGCAACAATGCTTGGTTTCAAAACATTTGAAATCGAAGATGAAGACACATTGATTGGGTCACTATTCTCAACTGAATTAAATGATGTTGACAAGAGTACAACACCAGCTGAGATTGATATTGAATTGTGGAGAAGAATATTAATCAATTCATTCTACCTATACAAATCTAAGGGTACTAGAAAATCAATTGAGTTCATTTTGAAATTAGTTGGTTTACCTGAAGAGATATTTGATTTAAATGAATACGTTTATGTGGCTGAAAGACCAATTGATGCCCCAGCGACATTAAACAAAATATACGGTGAGTCAACGATTGACGATCCTAGTGTGTTAGTACAAAGAGTACCATTTGATACACAAGGTTACCCAACAACCCCATTGAACGTAAAATTCCAGGAAAATGGTGGTTTTATGCGCGAAGATAAGAGTAACATTGGTGAATATGATTTTGGTCAACGCTACATCAACGCATATAGAAAATATGAAGGTGTTTTCCTTTTTGATTTATATAGAACTGTTGATAATGTTAAAAGCTGGGTTTACACTGATGCTTTACAAAGTTATTACAAAGACGATAAGAACGGTTTTACTGAATATGACGCGAACCATTCTAACTTAGTCGTTAACTCAAAAGAATTGGAAGTTTATCTAGCTTCAAATAGAATATTTGATGTACCAGTTTACAGACAATACATGCGTAACATTGGAATGGTTAACGCTGATTTAAATATCATCGGTAAATTTGATGCAACTAATTTAACATTTAACCAATTTTTAAAACAAGCGCTTGATAATTTTATTAATCCTAAGAATAGAAAAACAATTAAAACCTACCCAACTCTGGCTAAAGTTTATTTTGACTATTTGAAAACAACAAATAGCCCAATTGACAGCATGAGAGCTTTGGAGTTTTTAAATAAATTTGATTCATCTTGGGTTAGATTAATAGAACAATTTGTCCCAGCAACATCTATTGTTAACGCTGGTAAAAAAGTACAAAATTCAACATTCCTAGATAACAAACATGTTTATAAACATGGTTTGAATAATGAGGTTACTTGGTTAGGTACTGACGGTTCTGAGTTCCAACAAAAAGCACTTAAACCAGTTTATTTGGGTACTACCAATGTTACTGAAAATGTCGGTGGCATCAACCCAACAGTATTGGGTGAATCACCAACATTCCAAATAACAGGTAAACCTGGTAATAAAATTGAGGGTACAGATCCAACAATCAACGAATATTTCGGTGTTCACTACACCATGTTTGAATATTGTGATGAAAGCGAGGGTAGATTCTATATTTGGCAAAGTGGTGTTGACTATGGAGATGATACTATATTTAACGGCAACATCAACAAAGTACTTTATACAACCAGTGTTCAAAGATATGGTGTATTTACAATCTATCAGGGTAAACTTTATAGATTAAACACAAGATATATGTTCCAGGGAACTGGGGCTATACCTAATATTCACACCGCTGGTACCAGCTCAACGGTAAATAGTAGATTAACACCTAACAAAGCAACCGTAACAAACAGTCTTGGTGTGACTAAAAAAATCTGGGAACACATTCCAATTGACGTTGATTCAAGATTAATCACATTCTCCGATACAAATGGACTTGAGATTCGTGAAGACGAGCGTTCATTCTATATGAACTCAATAGGTCGTGGCTTAGCTTATTTAGGTATTGGTGTTGATTTTGATTGCCCACCACCAAAACCACATGTTTGTTATTATGATTTTGATGGTAGAAATGTAACTATGACGCTAAACACGTATAAAACGTTTTCAGATGAGGATGGTAATA